AGCACCTAAAGCCCAATTTTCTAATGCACTAAATTCTGTTTGACTTGCTTTTGGAGTAATTAAAGATGGTTTGGTATTATCTAATCCAGCAAAATCTCTTATTATTTTACCTTCACCTGTTAGCATGTTTTTTCTATTTCCCTTTGCAAAAGCTACGGCATTAAGTTTTCCATCATTAATGTACGGGTCAATGCTATAGGCTTTAGCATAATCTTCTCTTGCTGCTTTTAAGTTGTCTAATATATTGTTTTTTTTGTTAAACTCTGCCAATCTTTCAAGTTCATTTTCAAATTTTTCTGACATTTTTCCTTGCTCAATAGCGTCATCAAATTTGTTGTTTTTATATAATTTTGTTTGTTTAGCCCTTGATTTTTTTAAATCTTGTAATATATCAGCACCATCTCTATGAAGAACTTGTTTTTGTGTTTTTGTAATATTTCTTGTTCTTTCTACATCCCTTACAGAGCCATCTCTTTGCCTTTGTTTTACGGTATATTTTTCTGGAGAGTTTACTTTTTTAGTAACTGTTTTGCCTTTTAAGCTATTAATTGCCTCATAAGCTGGACCACTTCTTTCTTTAACTATATCAAAAATATCTTCTAAAGCAGTGTCTTCTGGAACATTAAGGTATTTCCTTGTTAATTTATCAGTAGTTTGTTGATTTTGTAATATAGATTTACCTCTTGTTTTTATAAAAGGTGCGTTTTCTATAGCTCTACCTATTTTAGTTAAAATTCCACTTCCTTCAGAAGCACTTGGAGGTAAAACATAACCAGCTGTAATACCAGCTTTAATTTTTGCATCAGCTTCAAGTCTTTGAGCAGCTTTTAAATCACCAGCTTTATTTGCCCTAGATTTTAAAATTTGTGGAACACCAGATAGCAAAGATGTAGGAGATTGGTCTGTAATAACATCAACAACATTTCCTACTTTATTATCTAATATTCCTGTAGCCTTTATAGGAGCTTTTACAACATTACCTACACCAGAAGCATATAATGTAGATTCTAATGGATTTTGTGCTATTAATTTAGCAGCAGTATCGGGAGAAGATAATAAATCCATAGTATTACTCAATTGTGTCCCAATTTGTTCTCCCATAGCTTCGTATTGAGCACGAGGTTTTGTTTGTAAAAAATCTGGAAGCATTTGATTTATTTTATAAGCATCAGATGTTGGGTCATCCATACCTGAATATATTAAATCAGTTAATTTTTTTGGTAATAAATTTGTTGCAGCAACAGTAGTTAAATCTAATGTACCTTCTATGGCATTTTTAGTTGCTTGAACAGGGTTGGAAATAAATTTACCTATTTCGTCTTTAACTGTTCCAAGTTCTCCCATTGCTGCTGGTATTGCTGTTTTAATAAAGCCTTCAGGAGTAGCATAATATCCAGATAAATCTCTATAGTAATCTCTCATGTCATTAAAATCTTTTACATCTTGAGGATTATCAGAATCTAACATATTTTCATTAGCTATTAACCAATCACCTACAATAGATTCTTCTTCTGCTATATCAATAGTATATTTTTCTTCACTCATTTTATTTACCTTTTTAATATTCTATCTATATTTTTTTTCTTGTCTGCATTTACACCTTCCATAATTCTTTTATTTTGTCTTACTTTGAAAGATTCTATCCCTGCTTCTTTTAGTGCTTCGTCATAAGGTAGGAAATCTTTATAATTATCTGCACTATATTCAGAAACGCCAAAATCATTAGCTTTTGTTTGTCCATACAACCCTGTGTATCTTGCTTGACTTTTTTTCATTAAATCTTTTTGTTGATTATATACATTTTGTATTTCATTATATAAAAATTTAGCAGAGCCACCTTTCATTAAAGCAGCAGGAATATTTTGAAACATAGCTACTTCTCTATCAGATACATTACCTACTGCACCTCCTGTTTTATTATTTGCTCTCATAGCTTGAATTTCAGTTATAAATGTTTGATTTTTAACTTTGTCAAACAAATTTTGAATATCTTGTACGTCAGAAGTAAACCCATAATCACCAACTTTAAGATTAGTAATAAGCCTACCACCAATAGAAGTTAAATCTTCAATAAATTTTGGATTGCTTAATATTTCTGCAATAGCTTTTTGTCTTCTATCTATATTTGAATACAAATACTCATGTTGAAGTCCAGCAGCTTCTGCATTTGCTTCTGTTGCTAGTTCTATTTCTGTAGCATTGTCTGGCGACCTTGTTGGTCTTAAAGCAAATTTATATGCTGAACCTAAATTATTCCATTGTTCTTCTGTGTAATTAACTCCTGTAGGTGCAAAAACAGCTCCTTCTGGAAATTTTTTATTTGTCCCTTTTTTAATCATTCCTGTTTGTAATTCGTTTTTACTAGGAACATAAAATTCAATATTTGTAGAATCAAAAATGGTTTGATTTGTTAATTCTTGTGCATTTTTTTGTTCTGAAATATTAATATTTTTATCTGAAAATAATATATTATTACTAATGTTGTTTGAATCTAATTTTTTTTCTCTTTTTTTTCTGTTATTTATTGCATTTTTAACTTCTTGTCTATTTGAAATCACAACATTATCAATAAATCTTGGATTTTGTAAATTTGCTTGTTGAGTTGCTAAATTTGCATCTTGTGCTCCTTTAGCATCTGGAGCTTTAACTACAGCATCTAAATCATTCCAATCTTGTTGACTCCAATTGGCTCTATCGTTAGGGTCTAACCCAATAGATTTAGCAGCAATATTGTACCCCTCTGGCATTTTTTGTGTTCTATAATCTCTTTCTGAAAGTTTTTTAAAATATTCTTTAGGAGCTGTTCTAATAAAATTTACTTCATCAGTTTTTCCTTCTTTTTGTAATTTTTTAATTTCATCTCTAACACCTTGCAAGAATATGCTAGATTTATGGTATTTATTTCTTGCTTCTCCTGATACATATGGAGCAGATTCTGCTTCAAATCGTTTTTTTATTAAATCGTAAGGTTGTTGTGCAATATCACCTTGTAATTTTTGTGCTTTTAAAGTAGCGTTTAAAATGTCTTGTTGTGTCATATAGTTTTTAGTTTTTTTATCTACAATACCTTGTCTACCCATACTACCTTTTATATAACCTTCTAAAATAGATTCTGGAGTTATGCCCTGTTGGATTAAAGGAGCAGCAAACCCTAAAGCTGTAGCAACATTAGCTTGTTGGTCAAAATTATCTCCTAACAAAGAAGATGGTACTGCACTAGGAGTAATACCAAACATTTTATCTAAATTTTCTTTATCTAATAATGATGCCATAATTATGTTGCCCTTTTTATTTTGTATGGTTGTGTTGGGGTATATGTACCTTTTATTGCTTGTCCTGCTCTGGGAGATATAGGAGGTTGTTGGGTATTACCAGCAGATAGTGCTGTTAATCCTAATCCAGCTAATGCTACTGGGTTTTCTTCTGCAAATCCTACAACGCTATCAAATGCTTTTTCATATAATCTGTATAGCCACCAGTTTGTTTAGCAAGTTCCTCTGGAGTTGATTTAGTTATATTTGCAAAATTAGGGGTTACATCTCCTGTATATAAAGGGGTTTCTTGAAGTCTTGGCATGTTGCTAAAGTTAGGACCTGCTGGCAAACCAGTTAATGGGTCTACAACAGCGTTTGTAGTGTTCAAACCTAAATTTCCATATTGACCTAAACTGTCAGCAGTAATAGATTGTCCTAATTTATCAGGAGTAGCATAAGGAGAAAATCCTTGCCCAGTTACTCCACCAGTTACATTGTTTAAACCAGTATTTACAGGAGTAGATAACAAATTGCCTGTATTTGTAGCTGCATTTGTTGTTCCGCCTAAAAGATTAGTGCCACCTTGTAAAGAGTTTGCAGTTGCAGTTGAGGTTGCATCAGCAGGAGTTACGCCTTTAAACATATCACCAAAAGGTAACTTATTACCAACATAGCCACCTGCTGCACCTATAGCCGCATCTTGTGCTATACCTTTTAAATCTTTACCACCTACAGCAGCTTTACCAGCTCCTAATATTGCACCTGTTGTTACTGGGTCTAAAGCCATTATTTACCTCCTCCACTAGAAGTTGAAGTAGTAGTAAGTGGGGCAGGAGCTCCATAGGATGCTGCTAAAAAGTTACCTAATTGTTGTTGTGGTGCGTTAGCTCCATATTCATATCTTGCAATATCTGCATTTAGTGCATCTTTTGCATACCCTTCTTCTGTTTGACCTACTCTAGCTAATTGGTTTATATCAGAGTAATCTGCCATAGCTAAACTAGGAGCACTTGCTATAGCTGCATCTTGCCTTCCTCTTTCATTGGCAAAGTTCTGATAAGCTAATTCTGCACCTCTGTTAGTAAGGGCATTTGCTAGGTTTTCAGATGCTTTAGATTCCATTTCTGCCATTGCTCCAGAACCATATCTTCCTGATTGTGCTGTTCTGCTACCTATATCTCTAATAGCTTTGTTAAACTCTGATACAGCAGGTTTAGCTGCTGACCTCATCATTGCATCAAAATATGGGTTACCTGCTGATAATCTATCACCACGAATAGTAGACATTTGTTGTGCTTGAGCTGCTGGTAATAATGGACTACCTGCTGTTGCCCTAGCTCTAGCTGCATCTAACGCAGTAGTTGTTGTTGCTCCTGCTGGTACATAAGTAGCATCTGGATAATAGTCTGGAGCTCCTTCATCATACAGTCTAGATGCTTCATCTAAACCTTTTCTAATATAAGGTTTTAGCATAGGGTCAATTTCAGACGTAGTAGTTTGTTGCTGTGGACTACCACCCTTTGCAAGTATTCTACCCATCTTTCCATTATCAATAGATTGGTTTCCGTCTAGCTCTGGAAAATAATCGTTCATAGTTTTAGCTCCATTAGTGTGTATTTTTTTTCATAACCATATAGTTTGTTAAATAACCTAACTATACTTTCGTATTTAGTAGAACCTTGAATACAAGTTCCACCATTTGCTTTTACCCAAATCTTAAAATCTTTAAATCCTGCTTTTGTATTTCTACCACCCATATAGGTAATATAGGCTACTCTGTCATTAGGAAAGTTTATCCATTGGACAGTAAATGCACAAAGACATTTCTCTTTGTTCATAAGTAATAGTAGTTGTTGTTGTCCTTGTATAACTTGTAGTTTAAGTTGGTCAGCAGTAAACTCACCATTACCTTTATCTAATGCTTTTTGTAATAATGGTTCTGCTAAATCCCAATACTGATATACAAAGTTAGTTGGTACTACATATAGTTTCATACTGTAATAATATCACTTAACCTACTATAATATAATCAAAATTTAAATCTGCATGAGCAACACTTGTGTGTGTGATAACTGCACTACCTTTAGCATGAGTTGAGATGTAAGGTGATTGTGCTGCTGCATTTGCAGTTAAAGGGGATAATATTATGACACTATCAAACCCTAGTCTTTCATCATTCAAAGTAGTGGTTGTAGAACTAGCAGTTAGTGTTACTGTGCCACTATTGTTAGTCTTGCCATTCATAGCATTGTTTACTACCTCTGATACTGCTCTAGGTTCACCACCCTGATAGGGCAATGTTCTATACATTCTAGGCATTATCTATTACCTCTAGGTATGGTGTATACATCTACTGCCATACAATTAGTCCAACTACCTGTAGGTTCTACACTTACTCTATGATACCTACCAGAACTTCTAACACTAGCTCTACCTTCATCTGTAGTAGCTACTGGTGTAGTAAATACGATTGCATCATCTAATTCTTTACGACTAGCTATAGATATATTAGCACTACCATTATCTACTTGTGGTCTTAATAAGTTTACAAAAGAGTTATAACCAACCTCTATATCAGTAGTTACTAATTTACTATTATAAGTAGAACCTGTAAAAGTAGATATTTTAGTGCCTGTAGCTCCTGCAAATAAGAATTTACCACCTACCCATAATCTTGCATCTAGTGATGCAGGCATAGCATCTATGTCGGTGTACCCTAAAGTACCTAAACCTTCTAAAGTCGTTCCTACAGTCGCTATATTGCCTAGAACAGTAGCTGTAGTTTCAACTTGACTCCACTTACCTAGTGTCCAGTTATAAACTAACATACTTCTACCACCAGATGTGTTTGCATAATTCCAAACAGCAATGTTAGCAGTAGGGTTTATAGATGCACTCATGTTATCTATAAGTGCTAAATCTATATCAGTAAAGAACCATCTGTCTATTTTTTCATTTCCAATAGGTGTTACATTTGTACCATCACAACTATAGAAACCATCATCACTTAAAAAGAAAGTAACATTATTATATTGACATACAGAGTTGCCGTTTAAACAACCTAATCCTCTGGAGATGTTGTCAAACTGAAAGAATAATGGTGAACCTACATAGCTCATTCTACTAATAGACTTTTCTAATAGTATAAGACCAAACTCACCACCTGTTACTGCTTGTATATTACCACCATCTGCAATTACTTGATTGTCTGCTTGTGATGTAGCACCTGCTGTCCAATCAGTTTCATCATTGATGTCTGACCATTGTACTGTTGAGTTACCTAGTGTTCCTGTATTGACATAACCTGTTACTACAAAATCTCTTACTACAGCTACTTGTCTAGCTACTGGTGATGTGGCTATATCTGCCCATGCTGTAGATGTACCAATAGTCCAATATTGAAGAATAGCGTTACCATTAGCTGCAATAACTGTTTTGCCAAACTGCACAAACTTCCAAGGTAATGTACTGCTATAACCACCAGATTTAGATTTATCTTCTAATGCTTCTGTAGTGTTGTTAAACTTAAATAGTTTAGTAGCACCACCTGCAAATATAACTACCTCTGTACCCCATTTAGCTACAAATACAGAGTTTATA